TTGTTTTTATTATACTTCGATTGTTTTGTATGTGTCAAGTTTTATTATACAGGATTAGGTGTTGGTCTTGCGGCTGTAACAACGGCACTTGCGGCAAACGTCGAAACTAGCCGTGAGTGGAACAGTGATATGACCAAACTGAAAACAAACGCCGAAACCAGCGGCAACAATTTTGATTTTATGAAATCAAAAATGCAAGATTTGGTGGCTATCACAGGCGAGTCCGATTCGAGCATTGAAGCGTTATCAAACCTTATGGCTGTTGGTTTCAGCGATGAACAAATGACGCCTGCTATAAATGCACTCAGCGGAGCGGTTGAAAAATTCCCTGATACCTTGAAAATCGAGAGCCTTTCAGATAGCTTGCAGGAAACCCTTGCCACAGGTGCTGCGACAGGTCAGTTTTCAGAACTTATCGGGCGTATGGGTGATAGCGTTGACGATTTTAATGCGGGTCTACAGAATTGCACATCAGAGGCAGAACGTCAGCAGTATGCCCTTGATTGGTTGGCAAATTCGGGTCTGTCGGAAATCAATGACGAATACCAATCAGCAAATAAATCAACGCTGGACTATGAACGTGCTAGTTTTGAATTGCAGGACGCCCTTGCATCTTTGGGAACTGCGTTCACGCCTGTTATGGCTGGTGCAAAGGGAATGGCGGCAGATTTTCTGACAAAATCGTTGCCAGCTGTTCAGAAATTGTCAGGCGGTTTTACCAAACTGTTTGACGGCGTTTCTAGTTTGCTAGACGCATATGACAGCGACGGTCTTGACGGCTTGACCGAACAAATCCCGATTGTTATATCTGGGCTGTTCAGCTCTGCGTCAGAAACGCTTGCCGAAAACGCCCCTACGCTAATCACAGCGGCAACTACGGTTTTAACGTCTATCATTCAGTCACTAGCACAATCAGCGCCGTCACTAATCAATTCAATTCTGCCGTCACTGCTTAACGGCTTTTTCGGGCTGATAAATGCGTTGGTTTCAACTATCCCGACGCTAGTGCCTGAACTGGTGCAGGGCGCAATCACACTGTTTTTAGGTCTGATTGACGGACTAAATGATGTTATCAAACAATTGATGCCAATGTTACCTAGTTTGATAAAACAAATAACTGACACGCTGATTGAAAATCTTCCTGCAATCATCGAGGGCGGTTTCCAATTACTAACAGGACTAATAACAGGTCTGACCAAATGCACACCTGATTTGATTGACGCAATAATAGCGTTGATACCTGTTATAACAGATTCACTGACAGAAAATCTGCCTGCGCTAGTCAAGGCAGGTATGGAACTGATTGTCGCATTGGCACAGGGCTTGCCACAGGCTCTGCCTGACCTTATCGACGCTCTTCCCGAAATAATCGGTGCTATCATAGACGGATTCAAGGACGTTGACTGGCTGGATTTGGGTGCAAATATCCTCAAGGGCATTTTGAACGGTTTAGTTTCTGCCGTCAGCGGAATTTGGAGCGTAGTGGAAGACGTAGGCAGTGCCATTATAGACGGATTTTGCGATTTCTTCGATATCCATTCGCCTTCAAGGGTCATGGCGAAAAAGGTCGGTCAGTATCTGCCGTCGGGAATTGCGGTCGGTATGGAAGACACTGCAGACGAACCAGTTGACGAGGCACAGGCTATCGTTGACAGCGTTGCAGGTGTATCGGCTGAAATGGATCCTGTCATGATAGGCAGACAGACCGCAAGAAAAACGGCTGACAAAATATCAACCGAAGCCGACAGCACCACACAACACGGCAAGAGCGGTGATCTGACAGTGGTTATGAACATTGACGGAAAACGTTTTGCCACAGTGACAGCACCATACATGGACGTTGCTATGGCTGAAAAAATCAATCTGAATGCTAGGAGGGTGGCTGACAATGTCTAGTATAACGATAAATGGTAAAAATTCCTATACCGATTTTGGAGCGTTGCTGACATCACGCAGTACACCGCCGCCAAGTATCAGGGATATATCGGCTACTATACCATACCGCAATGGCGACATATGTTTCACATATCAGAATGGCGGTAAACCTACCTATGATACACGAACGTTGACATACAAATTCGTGTTTATGGACTGTCCAAAAACCGCCCTGCGGAAAACAGTGGCAGATTTTGAAAACTGGATTTTGTCGGCTGGCGAATGTGATTTATACGATGATGCCGAAATTTACCATTATAAGGCAAGAGCGATTAGCTGTGCCGAAAGTGAAAAGGGGTATCATGTTGAGGTAACAGCAACTTTCAAGGCACAGCCGTATAAGATATCTGACGATTTTTCAGACAAGGGTTTTGACGATTTCAGTTTTGAAAATGACTGTCTAAATCTTACGAACATGACACTGACGGCTATTAAAATGGCTCCACACGCCCCTATGGGTGTTCTGAGAATCTATTTGTATTCAGACGTGCCGATAAAACCACGTCTGATATATAGGCGGTCTGCTGATGATACCGACAAGGTGGGATTCACGTATTTTCAAAATAACAACGTTGATATATCCGAAAAGGTATACAGACCGACAGAAAAACCATTCGATATGGACGAATTGATTTTACAGCCTGGGTTGAATACTTTGTCAGCGTATGGCTTCGGGTCGCTCACACTGGATCTGCATGAGGAGGTTTTATAAATGCACACTGTCACTATCACAAATGGTACTGAAAAAACCACGATACATAGCGATAACCTTGACCGCATTTCAGGTGGAAAAATCGTCAAGGCTGTCAATGCCGTTGACAGTTTTACGTTTACCATATACCCCGACAATGCAGGATACAACAAACTGAAACCACTGACAACATCAGTCACTGTCACGGACGATAGCACAGGCAAAGACGTTTTTATCGGGCGTGTGCTGAAATGTCCTGACAGCATGGACGAACAAGGGCTGATTTGTAAATCTGTCACCTGCGAGGGGCGTTTAGGCTGGCTATACGATAGTGTTCAGCCATATATTGAATACAAAATGGTAGGTATACGCACAGTACTGTCAGCCTTTCTTTCAAAACACAATTCTCAGGTGGGTGCAGATAAGCGTATAGAGCTGGGGCAGGTCACTGTTACGGCTGAAAATAATTACACATATTCTGTCAACTGGGTATCAACTATGGACGCTATATCTGAACAACTGGTCGGAAAATTCGGCGGTGAAATCCAGCTAAGAGACCAAGACGGCAAAGTGTACATAGACTATCTGGAGCATATCGGACACGGCACTGACACAAAGATAGAACTGGCGGTAAATCTAAAAACTATCAGCCGTGAAATTGATGAAACGAGCGTTATTACACGACTATATCCGCTGGGCGCAAAGCTGACCGATAGCGAGAAAAGGCTGACGATTGGCAGTGTAAACGGCGGTAAAGACTATATCGAAGACAGTGCATTGGTCGCTAAGTATGGCGTAATCAGCGGTACACAGACGTGGGACGACGTAACACAGGCGTCAATTTTGAAGACAAAAGCTACAGCATCCCTGAAAAGTGCAAACAAAGCCAAAAAGCAGTATAAAATAACAGCGGTCGATTTGTCAACAATTGATATGAATTTTGAACAGTTTGAGCTAGGCTGCTGGTATCGTGTAGTCAACCCTCTTATGGGGATTGATGAAGATTTGCGCATAATCGGCATTACTATCAACCTTGACAGCCCTGAGCAATCCGAACTGACATTTGGTGACAAATTTGAAACAATGACAGGGTTCATGACCGCCAAAACCAAAAGTCTACAGACCGCTATTGATAATAGTGAATTCAGAAACAGACAGGTCATAGACAGCAAAATTGAAAATGCCACAAAACTGATTACGGGCGCAGAGGGCGGACACGTCATTCTTGACCCGTCAGAAAAACCAGAACGCATTCTGATTATGGATACGGCTGATATAAACACCTGTAAATCCTGCATTCAGCTGAACAAAAACGGACTAGGCTTTTGGAAATCGTCCGACGGCGGTTCTGCAAAAGACGGACCGTACACAAATGCGTGGACTATCGACGGAAATTTGGTGGCTAGTTTTATAACCGCCCTGACCCTGACAGGGTTGAAAATCAACAACGGCAATGGAACGTTCAAAGTGGACGAGAACGGAAACGTGGTCGCTAACAAACTGTCGTCAAAATCAGCAACTATCACAGGTGGAACGATAAATATAAAAACGTCTAGCCAGAATACCAGTGTAATTCAGCTATCCCATAATGAATGGACGCTGAAAGTCAGTCCGCTGGAGATACGCATTGACAACAGCACAATCGGCGGTCATATCGTTCTGCAGGCTGGCGCTATGTCGGGCTATTGGAATAACGAATTAAAATTTTCACTAGATACAAATAGTGGTAACATATCAACATATACGGACAACGGCAAAAAGGTGTTTACGGTTGATACTAATAACAGGGCAATGTATCTGTACAACGAAAATGAAAAAACCACAGTGCAGTGCTACGGCAAAACAGGTGATATCATGTGTAACAGCGTTACCACGAAAAACCACACGCTAGACTAGGAGGGATAAAATGGCAAATAATATTGATTTGGCGACAGCAATCGAAACTGTCCGAAACGCATTTTACGGTCGTGACGTTCGTCAGGCGTTGGTTGACGCACTGACAGCAACGGAACAGGCGGTAAATGATTTAAACCAAAACAAAATCAAAAGCGGCACGATTGAATACACACTGAAAAAGGCAGCTTCAAGTGTGCAAATACCGTTGAATTTGGATTTTACGCCAAAACAGATATGCGTGTCACTGAGGGATATCGGCACACCTAGCCCATTTCAGAACTACTGCACCCATGTGCAGGTGTACAAGGGCGCATATTTTGCAGTAATCTGCATGGGTCCTAGCAATGGCGCAACTACTGTCAACGTGCCTGCAGGAACGTATAGCATTGACTACATAGCAATCGTATAGGGGGTGCAGAAATGGTAATCAGATTGGACGAAAACTATAACGCAATGACATCAACAGCCCTACTGGGCTATGTTGGTGAAACTAATGCTAGACCTGTATCGGTCGAGGGCATGGAGATAGACGGTGCAGACCGCTATGTGTTGACTATCGACTATGGTGATGGCGTTCAGTATGAGGTCGATATCACAGGTGGCACATGGACGCCTACGGCAGACATACTGCGGTCGGCGCAGACAGTCAGCTGTCAGATATGTGCAAAGAAGCTGTCAGGTAACGAATACATATTGGTGAAAAAATCACGCATATTCAGATTGCGAATAGGTGCGGCTATCGGCAATAATGCAGTACCGTCACCAAGTGTGGCAGCTGACGCACTAGACCGCATAGACGCCATAGGCAGACAGGCGCACGCAGATATGCAGACAGCCGTCACCGCCGCAGAAACGGCGACAACAATGGCAAATAACGCCGCTAAATCTGCCACAGCCGCAGAGAAATCAGCTGATACGGCAACGCAGGCGGCTGAACGTGCTGAGACCGCAAAAACAGCGGCTGAAACGTCCGCTACGCAGGCAGACACTGCAAGGCAGGGCGCAGAAACCGCACGTCAGCAGGCGGTTACATCACAGAACGCCGCTAAGATATCCGCAACGCAGGCATCAACGGCAGCACAGCAGACCGAAGCTGACAAGACCATAACAGCAGGCTACGCTAAAACCGCAAAGACCTGCGCAGACAGCACAGCAGCAGACAGACAGGCGGTGCAGACGTTGGCAACGCAAGTCACAACCGACAAGGCTACAGTGGCAGAAAACGCCGCTAAGGTTGCAGAAGACAGAACTGCCGCTGAGACTGCTGCACAGACAGCACAATCCATAGCGGATAGTCTGCCTGAGGACTACACTACGGCAGTTGCAAAGATAGCTGAAAACACGGCTGAGATTTCTGCGGTAAAGCTGACGGACAAGGAACTGAAAAGACGTGTGGACGCACTGTTTGACATGGGTCAGGGTGTGACACACAAATTTGAAACGGACAGCGAAACAGCATATCAGAAAGCAGTGCCGACTGGTGCGAAGCTGATGAGCGTGAAGTCAATAGGCGGCCATTCCGAGGTCATTGACGGAGAGATTGTCAGTGCTGGCACAGAGAGCGTCGTTGTGGGTGATACCGCCTACCCAATTCCCGAAGCAATCCGCAATCTGCCTGGCTACGGCTGGAGTGCAGGAACGGCTAAGAACTGGGTGGATTATGAGAATAAGAAATACTATCAATGTGTTGATAGTGTGGATTTAGGAACGCTGACGTGGGAAAATGGTGAATCTGTGTCATTTGAAACACACGAGTTAAACGGACAAAAATTGACAAAAAGCTATGGCATTGCACCAAATTTTGTATGTCCAAAATATTCGACAAAAACGCAGAATGCTATGTGGGGCAAAACCAGTATAACAGGCATAACAGCTAATGCAAACGTTGACGGATATGTATATGTCAACGATACGTCCTACACCGACGCCACCGCATTTAAACAGGCAATGTCAGGCGTTATCCTATATTACGAACTTGCGTCGCCAATCGTCACCGACATTTCAACCCTGATACCAGATGATTTTCTACGAAATATCGAAATCGAAGCAGGCGGTTCGGTGACATTCAAAAACAGCAACGATAATTACCATATACCAGTGCCGTCAGAAGAAGAGTATATCGTGAAACTATCAGAAGTAGGAGGTAGCGTATGACGGATTTACAAAAGAAAATGGCTGAGAAGCTGGGTCTATCAACTGAAGATTTTCAGCCGAAGAAAGCCACAAAAGTGGACGAGTTAGAAGCACAGGTGCTGTATACCGCACTGATGACCGATACTCTAATCGAGGAGGACAAGGACAATGTATAGAAAAGTGAAACGCCTGTACGATTTAGGACTGTACACCGCTGAACAGGTCAAAGACTTCGCTGACAGGGGGAAGATAACCCCTGAGCAGTATGAGGAAATCACTGGGGAAAAGTATGAAAGCGAGGTTGTAAAGTGAAATACATAATAATGCTGATGATCGTAATAGGGCTTGCACTGGCTGATTTTGCCACAGGCTGGATAAAAGCCTATTGCAAGGGTGACGTTCGTTCGTCAAAAATGAGAAAAGGCGGTTTGAACAAACTGGCTGAAATCGTCGTCATGGGCGTGGCTATCGGTTCGGAAATCGGTTTTGAACAGTTAGGTCACTACTACGGACATAGCGAACTGGCAGGCATTGCAGGCACTATCACCGCACTAGCTGTTTTCGGATATATTTTTGCTATGGAAATAGTTTCTATACTGGAAAACTATGGTGAAATCAATCCACAGGCAAGCTGGATAAACAAAATTGTGGCAAAATTCGGTGTTTTCAAGGATAAGGAGGACTAATTATGGCAATGACATTTGATGAATTTGTGAAAAAATACAAGGGCAAGGGCGTTAATTTCGATAAGTTGTACGGTGTACAGTGTTTTGACCTGGCGAACCAGTTCAACAGAGATGTTATCGGCTGCGGTATGTTCACAGGTCTGTATGCTAGACAAATCTACGAAGATTTCGACAGGCAGGCGGTCAAGGGCTATTTTACCAGAATTAAAAACACACCGTCATTCGTTCCGAAAAAGGGTGATATCGTTGTGTGGGGCGGTAGTCTGAACGGCGGTATCGGTCATGTTGCCATTGCTACAGGTGAAGGCAACACAAGGTATTTTTACAGCTACGATCAGAACTGGTTAGGCAGAAATGACCCATGTACACGTGTCTATCACAACTATAACCACGTCTTGGGCGTTCTCCGCCCGAAAAATCAGAGCGTTATCAATCCGCCCACACTGGAGACGAAAGGCTATAAAAAAGGCGCAAGCACAGACGGGTCATATGCCCTGAAACAGTTGCTGATCCTTGACGGTGCGAAGCTGGACGATAATGCAATCATCGGCAAAGGCACTGTCAGTGCTATCAACAGCCGTCTGAAAGCATGGGGGTACAGACCGAACGGCATAGCAGGCAAGAAATTCATCAAGAAACTGCGTGAAAAAATCCAGAAATAGTCGAATAAAATTCGCATAAAACTCGCATAAAATTAGCCGTCAGAGCGCTTTGCCCTGGCGGCTTTTTTTCATTGCGGTACACAGTTATTGCAGCACCTTATGGATCGTGCTTATATCGTTGTCGTCACGATCGGCATTGACGAAAATCGTATTCAGCCACTTCACCTGATAGCCGTTGTTGGTATGGTAGCCGTGAAAGTGTGCACGCCTGATGTGTGGTGCTTTCGGTGCGCTGTGACCTTGTGGGCTATGCTGATAGCTGACACTGCTTTCAGCCTGCCTATGCTTGCGCACGGCAATGCCAATGCGGTATCCTACATTGGCTATGGCTGATTTCTGTGGTTGTGCAGACGGCTTCTGTGCGGTGGTTTTCTTCTGCACCTGGCGTTTTGTTATGGGTGCGATTTCTGCATTTACGGCTGACAGGTAGACAACAAATTGCAACATTTCAGCGTATTCAGCCACCAAACTGTCATTAATGGCGGTTTCAGCACCCACCATTTTCTGCAGAATACCCTCAACGGTATCATCAGCCGTGAAACGCATTACAAATCCGTCTGGACGATCGCCATCAAAAAATTCAGCTATGCAGATATCGTTGCCCTGGATATCAACGAAAAATCCTAGACTATCCTGGTATTTGCGCTGAACATAGAAACTTTTGCACGGCAATTGCGTCAACGTTTCTGCACTGATGTGCAAATCTGACTTGCCCTGACCACTCAGCAGGCTGGCAAAATCATCATCAAAAACATATATCTGGCGTCCGCCATAATACCAGTTATTAATACATTTCAGCACACACAGGTTGTTCAATCCCTCTTCCGATAGCAGATACGCATTAGCTTTTTCACAGGCATAGTCAAAACTATACCTGTGAATGAATGTATCGAATGCGTATGCTCTCATGGCGTCAGCTATCTCCGTGTGGGTCGCTGTGTGACCGATATGCCGTATCAGTTCGATGTTATCAGCCACCACCATGTCGGGCAATAGCTTTTCGGACTTGTTCTTCTTCACCATATCACCTCACCCTAACGTTTATTCTGTCGATATTTACATTTGTTGCTTCTATGCCATGTTTTTTCAATTCTCGTTCTATTGTAACCGAATTTTTCGGGGTGGTAAGTCTTATCTGTCTGCAAACGTAGTGTTTCTCACACTTTTCGCCATAGTTCTTACCCTTGACAACCTCAAATTCGTCCGAAATGTCGTCATCGGTCAGCCCTAGTTTTTCAACTAGCGTCTTCCAATCCTCTGGGCTGATAGGGTCGAGGACTTTGACTTCCACGCCGTCACGTGGTGCCATTTTATATATCCAGTATGCTTTTTTGTCAAATTCCACTGCGCTTCGTGGGATATTTGCATTGCCACGTGGTATCAGATATTTTGATACATCATCAACTTTTGAAAAATCAATCATGTTCAACTGATATGTGCGGTTTTTGATTTTTATTAGCAAATAATTGCCTTCGGGGCTATACAATCCGTCAACTATCAGCCACTTTTCACCGTTAATTTCTTCAAACTCAAAGCTGTCAGCTTCCAGCAAATCTTCTGGCTTGCAGTCCAGCGCCGTGCATAGACGTCCTAATGTGTTCGCCTGGATAAAATTGATATCCTGCGCACCGCTCTCCAGACGGCAGATATAGCTTCTAACAGAACCTATCCTCTTTGCCAGCTCATCTTGTGTCATGCCTCTTGCTTCTCTCATGTCTTTTAACTTGCTCATGTTATCAGTTCCTTTCAAATTTTATTTTGCTTTCCAGCCGACGCCCTTTCGGGCGTTTCGTCTCAATCTTCCGAGACTCATCAGGGCTGTTTATGCGATATGTTCTGCGCACATTCTTTCGGCAATTGCCTTTACGTTCTGCATGGTTGCTGGCTCACCCTCAAGGTTTATGCGTGCGATGTTTTCATCGTCATAGGCGATGTACGAAAATCTATCTGAAAATTCGTCGCACCATACATAACCTTTTGACATATCAACCATCAAAGCACCATATGATGAACGATAATATCCACCGCTGTTTGCTCTCTTGTAAATTCCTACTGCTTTCTTAACGCCTGTGATTTTCAT